TACAAGAAGATTGCAGAGCTTGAGAAAAACATATTAATGCTTGAGCAATACAATGGCAGTGTTGAGTCATTAATTAAAGAAATTGAAGCACACAACCTAGAGCAGCAAGCTAAGGGGTGTGATGATGGGGCAAAAGCCTGTTCAATATCATTTGGCGGTGATGCAGTGGTAATTGGTGAGACAGAGCTTAATGACTATGCCAATGATTTACGCGCCCAAGCCAAAGCGCTAAAGGAAGGTAAATAATGATAAAAATTAATAGAATTGGAAGTGATAGAAAAGTTTGCCAGTCAGTAGAAAGAATAGGGTTTTCGGTTAATGGCATTGATTACCTAATTTCATCACATTTTGGCGAAATGAAAATACATGCAAAGCATCATAAACTAGTGGTAAAGCCATGCTGTGCAAATGAAATAACTATTAGCGGAATTGAATAGTGAAAATACCATCACACATAAAAACATCAATCTTGATTATGGGATTACTCGTCATAATCGGCTATCAAACAGACAACGGATATGCATTTTTCACGGGTGTATTAGGTCTAATATGCTCATCATTTTATTTAGACATAGCAAGAAGGATTGACCAGGGGAATCGCAGTGAATGATTATATAGAGTCGTTAAGGTTGGCTAATCAAAAGATTGCAGAGCTTGAGAAAAGCGATGCTAAATGGCTGAACTTGGTAGTTAAATTGGGTGAAGACGCTGTAGAAATGGATAATAGGTTTGCAGAGCTAGATGCTTTGGTATTTCAATCTTACATTGAAGGTTATTCAGATTCCCTTGACGGCGATTCAAAGCTAGCTGAATCATGGAAAAATAGCGCAACAATAGGTGATTTAAAAGCAATAAAGGATAAATCATGAGCTTAGAGCAATATAAAGACGCGAACAGAAGTGAGTTATGGGAGATATTGCAGATTCAAATTATGACCATTGCAGAGCTTGAGAAAGAGCGGAATGTTTTAACGGCATTTATTATAAAGAGAATGCCGCCAATTGGAGCCATGTCATCAACATATGAAATATGCAAAATAATTTCAGATGAAGTTGATTTAATACTAGAAGCACACAACCTAGAGCAGCAAGCGAAAGGTTGCTTTGAATCTATTCAAGAAATAGACGCGCACTGGGTAAATGGTGATTCATGCATTTCAGTTAGAGCAATTAATAATTTTGGTGTCAAAAAACAGTTACAAGCCAAAGCACTAAATGATCAAACTGAAGAATTTAGTGAAGGTGACTTTTGGGCGGGATTAGAGGAAGGATTAAACCAGACCAGAGCAGAAGAAGTTAAAGCACTAAAGGAAGTTAAGTAATGAACAGCGAAACTTTCGAACCTTGCTACAGTACAGAGTGCGACAACTGCGGGCAGTCACCGACAGTAACCTTGATTAATAGCGAAGGAAAAGAAATTAATCGGTGGGATATGTGCGGCGTATGTACGTGGGGTGAGTCAGATTGTATCGATCCCGACAACTGGAATATTTAGGATAACTCATGACATACGCAATAAAAGGTAAACAATACACTAAGTTTGGTATCAATGTGCGATGTGCTGAGTTGCATCTAGGGTATTATGAGGAAGGGTTTAGATTTGTAAATACTGGCCTAGATAGCTCAAAGCATTATAACGAAAACTTTCCATACAGAAAAATAACTGCAAACAAAAGGCATTGGCGACCTTTTGAGCCAGCTACTAGTTGGGGTGACGCTGGGTCAATTATTGATAAGTGCTTTGATGAGTTGATGCTTGACGCTTACTATGACGAAAGTAAAACTGTTAACGGTATCGGACTAGTGTCTACACGATGGGAATATTTAATGGATAAACACAAATGCACAAAATTAATCGCTGCTTGCATATGTCTTATTGAGCTAAATGAATAATGAAAACATTAAAAATATTATGTTCGATTTTCATCTGGCCGATAGCCTTGTGGGTATATTGTTGCTCAGTTGCAAGCTTCTTTATGTGGGATAATGCTTTTATTATTCCAATTGATGAGTGGGAAGTAGGCGCTAGGGTTTGTTTTATAATATTTGCGTTTGTCGGCTATTTTATTATTGCAACTAAGGCTGACAACTGAGCGCTAATTTAACCATAAATAGTTTTATGTATCATACAGTGATATAATTAAACACATATAATTAATCGGGTTTCTATTTTGCTATCACGTGCACTTTCAAGTTCATTATCTCAAACACTGGATAGCTCGTTAAGTGGTGATGCTGCAATTGTACCTGTTACTGCTGGCATGACTCTGACTGCTTCCTGGGTAACAAGGGGTACGGCTTATAGCACTCTTGGCAGTGCGACATCTGCAAGCGTTCGTGTTGATGCAACAATATTAAATACGGATGATGGTATATTAATGGAGGCTGGAGGGACTGGCGCGGGTTTAATATTGTACACGTTTGGCGGGTTTATATATTTCCAATGCGGAAACGGAACGGCATTCGGTACGGCAGCAAATAGAGCCGAAGTTTCGTACGAGTTACCTGTCGGAACAACTAGCCCTGTTATAGAGTGGTCTGCTGATACATCTAAAGCAGTATTGTATATAAACGGTCAAGAAGTTGACTCGCAAACTTTTAGTAATGCCTCAATATCAGGCGCTGACAATGGAACAATCGGGCAAGTTAACAGCGCAGTAGCAGTAAATAGAGGTGGCTGGAATGCAGATGGCGCAGGTAGTTCCCCAAGTACAATAAACTTATGTCATATATTTGACGGTCAAGTTACACCACAAGTATAAATAATTAACAAGCAGAATTAGAGGAATAAGAAAATGGCAGTTACAGTAACAGACGATGGGGTTGTAATAATGAATGCTAACGCCGACGAGCATTTTTTCTGGCGTGGTGACTATCAAATCATGACTAGGCTGAACGGCGGGACTGCAAAGCTTCAAGTAAAATTCAAAGGCGGCAACGCTACGCCCATTGATTTTGCAGGCGGTACACTAGCAGATAACTCAAAGTTACTGTCATTTTCAGATTGCTTCGTTAAGCTAGTAATTACCGGCACCGCATTTGTTGAAATAAACAAAGTAACCGCTGGATAGTGAATAGTTATGCTTATTAAGTGAATAAGTATTCAGTTAAGTGGCAGAATTGGCGGGGTTATACTTAAAAAGGCTTATAGATATGAAATGCAGCAAGGTAAGCATGAATAAATTTAACGATGATTGGACAGGTGTGTAATGGCAGCACCTAAAGGAAACCGATTCTGGGAAGCAAGAGCCAAGCATGGACGTGACTTGATATTTACGTCTAGCGATATCCTGTGGACCGCATGTTGTGAATACTTTGTGTGGGTAGATGATAATCCACTGCAAGAAGTAAAGGCGTTTGCATTTCAAGGAATAGTCACTCAAGAGTCAATCCCAAAGATGAGAGCGATGACTATAGATGGGCTTTGCCTGTTCTTAGATATCAGTACAGACACTTGGAAGCTATACAAAGATAGAGAAGATTTTATCGGAGTCACACGTAAAGCCGAGAATGTTATCCGCTCACAGAAGTTCTCAGGGGCAGCAGCAGACCTATTGAATGCTAACATTATAGCTAGGGATTTAGGCTTGTCTGATAAGAAAGACATTGAGATTACAGAAAAAGTAATAGACAGCGGCAAAAATGACTGGTGATAGACTTAGCCGACTTCAGAAGGCATGTAAAAGATAAATCACCTGTCTTTGTCCCGCTATTTACTAATAAATGCAGGTATGAAATCCCGTGGGGTGGTGCTGGCTCCGGCAAATCTCACATAGTAGCCAGGAAAATATTGTACCGGCTATTAAAAGAATCCCACGTAAAGCATAACTTTCTGGTTATTCGTAAAGTAGACAGAACCATCAAGCGGTCTGTTTTTGCTTTAGTTAAAAACATCATATCAATATGGGGCTTGATTGATGAGTTTGACATTAACCTAACCGATAAAACGATGGTCTATAAGCCAACCGGCTCACAGATAATGTTCAGCGGTCTAGACGATGTTGAGAAGCTCAAATCAATTGAGGGTGTAACATCAATATGGTGCGAAGAAGCAACAGAGCTAAATCAAGAAGATTTTGAACAACTTGATTTACGACTAAGGGGTAACACTGGCGCACTTAAACAGATAACACTTACGTTTAACCCAATTAGTGAACAGCACTGGATTAAAAAAGTATTTTTTGACGATCCGATTCAAGGCGTATTTACTCTAAAAACAACTTACCTCGATAACTATTTTATAGATGATGAATATAAAGTTGTTATGGAGAATAAGCGCAAGACAAACCCCAGATACTACAATATATACGCGCTTGGGAATTGGGGAACCGCTGATGGGCTTATATTTATGAATGCTAGCCACGCGCCTATATTATTGGAAAGCGTTATGCATTTCCCTTGTGTTCAAGGTCTAGATTTTGGTTATACGAACGATCCTTCGGCATTTAATCAAACTTATGTTGATAACCCTAATAAAGTAATTTATGTATATGATGGGTTTTATGAGAAAGGATTAAGCAACGCATCAATTGCGCAGAATATAAAGTCAATGGGCGCTCATAAACGCATAACAACGGCGGATAGCTCAGAGCCAAAATCAATTGATTACATTGCAGGGAAAGGAGTAAAAATTAAAGGTGCGCTAAAAGGGCCGGATTCGATAAAAGCGGGGATTGACTTCCTTCTTGAATATACAATCATTGTCAATAATCAATTAGTTGAGTTTATGACCGAGTTTAATAATTATTCTTGGTCAGTAAATAAAGATGGCAAGCAGCTAAACAAGCCAGTTGACGACTTTAACCATTTTATTGATAGCTTGAGATATGCAATGGAAGATCAATTTAGACCAAGAAATTCTGGCGTCTACGTACCTTCTCGCAAAAGGTCAAGATAAACTATATAATGATGAAAACAAATTAAAGGCATGACAATGGGACCACGACATCAACAATTAATCAATGAAATAGCCGGCCAGCTATCGCAAAGCCTGCGAAGCGTCCACGGCTCTCTTGATGCAAAGCATACCAAAGCTTGGGACGATTACGGCTATAAGAATGAGTTGGAGTTTGAAGACCACTATCAGATGTATAGACGTTTCGGTATTGCTAAAGCTGGCATAAAAATGCCGGTAAACATGTGTTGGAAGACATTCCCAAGAATTATGGAAGGCGAAGAAGGGGACGCTGATAAAAGAGGTGAAGCCACGCCTTGGGAATCATTA